CACAGGTGCCGGTTGCCGAGGATGCTCCATAGGTGCCGGTTGCCGAGGATGCTCCGTACTTTTCATCGCTTTCAGCGTCCTTGTTTACACGTTTTACCGTATATTCGATTGCAGCTTTAACAAGACCCGCAATGCTGATTTCTGCTCCGATCTTAATTTTTGTAGATGCTACCTTAGTATCCTCACTATGTTTCTGGATTTCTCCGCTCTGCTCTACCTCGTGATATACACTTTCAGACGGAGAATAATATCCCAAACAATCCAGCGGATACTCGCAAGCGTGAAATCCATGATCGCAAACTTCTACGCTTTCTTCCGCGTATTCCTTTCCTTCTTCGTACTGAAAGTCACGACAAGTCATATCTTTATTAAATCCTTTGTATGTTTTAATACTCTCTCCCATCTAAACTCCCTCTCTTTCTGTATTTTTGATCGGCATATCCAATGTAACCGCAACATCTCTGATAAACTCGTCCGGAATATAGATACCTGCCTGCGCGCATACCGCATACTGTACCTTTGCAATGCTAGCAATATCAGAACCTTGCTTTTCCATCGTCTTTGTCAAAACTTTCAGCAGATTAGCCACACCACCATGTGATTGCGGTGTTTTCCTTACTGAAATTCTCCGGATTTCTTCAATATCTGCTTTCATATTCTCCATGAATTTATTTCTCCTATCATCGAACCATCTTTCAAATACATTCCAAAGTTCTAAAAAACAGGCGGTTTTAAGTATTGCATCTTCGATACTGTTGTAACTTTCCGAAAGAAACAGGCTTATTATCTGCCTTGCGTGCTTTTCAAAATATAATTCGCAACTAGCTTTCAAAAAGTACTGATACCCGAAACCGCAACTGCCATTAAACCAAGAAAATGAGTACCATGTGTTTCCTTGAAAATATGTATCGTATTTCGTATCCCACTTGGTAAACATTGGTTCTTCGCCCTTTCTATGTACCAAACGCTTAACACATTTCTCATGAAACACTTCTTCACACATAGCTTTGAATGTTCCAATACAAAATCTTTCAGTACCAAGGTCAAGTGGCTCTCCTGCTTTCATGTATTTGTCAATTATTTCGATTGCTTTTGCATTTATTGGATAGTCCATATCACATAGATTCCACTTTCAAAGAACCGTCATATACAAGTTTGTGAATCTTCGGATCATAATTTTCATCGACATCGCGAATGTCTCCGCTCTCGTCCATATATTGTGGCTTTTTCGCAATAAGCAATACCAACTGTGAATCACTTGTATAATTGCTCGTCAGGCTTTCCGCGTTATCTACGAATATAGGACAACTCACACCGTATAATCCGCTAAGAGAACGAATAATATCAAGTCCGGCTAAAATCTTGTGTCCGTTATTCAGATCTGAATATCCAACACCATTCACAGTACACTCACAACAATCTTTCATACCGCCATTTAACTGCATTTCAAAGAGTTTGAAATTAACTGTCTTGAAATGGCTGTTGATGGTTTCAGAAACCTTATCCAGTTTGAAACGAATAAACTCTTCCAACATGTAAAGAATCTGTTCCTGGTCTGCAACTTTCTGCCCGATTTCTTTCTGTTCTTCCTGCAACTGCCATATACGTTCATCAATCTCAACATTCATGGATGCCTTTGCAATAGTGCTGTTTACTTCATCAAGACGTGCCTGCAACTCTTCTTTTTCAGATTTTAAGGTTTCAACTGCTGCATCCTCTCCATTAGCTTTCAGATTTTCGATTTCTACCAGAACTTCATCGTGTCTGGCTTTCATCTTCACATACTCTTCATTCTGCGAATAATCGGCAATTTCCGGAATCGATGATAACTGCTGGCAAATTTTTTCTTTTTTTGCAATATCTTCCTGCTCCTGTTCCTTTAAGGACTTTATTTCTTCCTTTACTTTGGCATTTTCATCCCTTAATTTTGTGATAAGATTTTTTCTCTCTGTGCCAATATCAACCAATCTGTTCAGTGCTGTTCTCTTTTCTGTGTCAAATCTGATCTTTTCTGATTTTAACTTTTCTTCTGCATCCGACTTGGCTTTTCGCTTTCTGCTTTCAAAATCAGCCTTTAACTGCTCGATTTTATCTTCCGGCAACTTCTGACCACACAATGAGCAAACGGTGCTGTTTTCATCAAATACCCACTTTGATTCATCAAACAGATATGGGAATTCATCAAAAGCCTTTGCTGTTTCTGCGTTGTACTCCTCTCCAAGCCTTTTCCGCTCTGAATCAGCATTGGAAATAACCGTCTCGTTTTCTGAAACCCGTCTCTCTTTCAAAGCAATAGTATCTGCAAATCGCTTTATCTCGTTTTGCAAATCGCGTAATTCTGCTTCGATCTCGCTTCTCCTGTTTGTCAGATCGCGATTCATAGTCTGCATAATCCCAGACATATCAAACTGCAGCTGCATTTCTTCACGTCCTAACTCCATCATTACTCCGTCAGAATCTTTGATCTTCGCATCAATATCTGCAATTTTGGTTTCCAAGTCTGTTTTCGCAAGTTCCTGTTCTGCAACATCGATGTCAACCTTGGATTTCATGGCTTCGTCAATTCGGACTGGAATCTCTGCCTGCTTCTTCTTCCACTCGTTCAATGCTTTGGAGAATTTTGCTCTAATATCATCCGTAGACGGTGCTTTCTCCAATTCTGAAAGCAATGGCGCATACTTTGCGTCCGTCTGTGCCAACTCTACATCTGAAACCTCTGAAACAAGTTTCATCAGAATATCTCTCTGGTCTTTCCATTTCAAAGAAGAAAAATACTGCGGATTAGTCAGCATTTTGAACATTTCCTCGCTCTGTGCCAATTCCGAAACATAAGCCTTGAAATCCGCTTCACTCTTCGGATAGCCGTCAATCTCAAACGAATTAACATTCCCCTGCAATACTGCCGTATCGGTTCCACGCTTCTTAACCCAGTTCTGTTTCTGTGTCTTGGAAAGTTCAACTTCCTTTCCATCTACATCCAGAATGGAAGACACCTTGATTTCCACGTTATCAATGCGGTTTCCGTCCTTATCCAACGGTCGAACATTGAATTTTTCCTCTCCGGAACTGTTCTTGTTGAAAAGCAGCCATGTAAACGCATCAAAGATCGTTGTCTTTCCTACGGCATTCTGCCCGCTGATCTTCGTTTTCACAGAGAAATTCACGTCAAGCATATTGATGCCCTTGAAGTTCTCGATGTGAATACTCTTAATTGTTATTTTCATTTTTCCCCTCCTCAATCACATCACATTTGCTTACGGAAACCTCATAAGCCACTTTCTTCTCAAACTCCGTGTCAGAAATCTTCTTGTCGTATTCTCGGCTCTGGATTCTGCCAATCAACTTAACACGGGTCCCGATTTTAAATCCGCCTGCAAATCTTGCATTTCTTCCCCAGGCAATGCACGGAATGTAATCAGATTTCCCATAATCTCTGTTTACTGCAATCAGCATGTCTGTGATCTCGCGGTCAAGTGGTGTCTCTCTGTAATTCGGCTCTTTGCAAACATATCCATTGATCGTAATGCAATTCTTGTCAATATTCGCATCTTTTGAGTCAATCGCCTCGATGTCACAAACAAACACGGATAAGATCAACCGGCGTCTGGTACCTTCCTGTTTGTTGAATGATCGATAACTTCCAGAAACCCTTACCGCCATTCCTGAATATCTGTCCTCCATGTCAAACAGTCTTTCTGAAATGGTTAATGGGATCTCGTCTACGGCGCCACTCTTTCTTTTTACTCCAAGAGACATTTTGTAAAAATTCTCTCCGTATGATTCATACATAAACTCCGGATCTGAAATAATCACGCCCGCCAGTTCCACTTTGTTGTTTTCCATTGTTTCTTTATTCATATTTGAAATTCTCCTCGTATTATAATGTAGTAGTGTTTATAGACCCTCTCCAAAGTCTGATTCCGCTTCTTCATGAAGTCTTTCAAGTTCAACCGTCCTGTTCATTATGCTTTTGGCATATTCAGTGCGATTCTCGTATGTTCTGGTCAACGCATCTGATTTTCCACTATAGATCATAAGGACTGTGCTCATGTCTCCCTCATATTTTTCAAACAACTCCGCCAAATAATCGCATCCAACGAGAATATTCCCATACGGATCATAGAGATCTTCTACTCCAAGACGTTCCATCCGGTCTCTGTGATATTTTTCATAAATTTGCATGAGACCTTTGCATCCACCATTCTCCACATCGGCTTGTCCACTGCTTTCATGCTCGATAATCGCCATTACCATTTCCGGGCAAATATGATATTCGTTTGAAATCCCCTTTATATAAGGAAGATACTCATTTGAAATCCATGTATCGCTCGGTTCCGTTGCTGTCGTATGTAATGTAGGTAATACCATCGTCAGTGTCATCACCATCAACATAATAATCATGATCTTCGACAATCTCTTCCGCATCCTGCCATCCTCCTTCAATTCTTGATCCGGCATACAATAAGAGTAAGCTGATTATGGTCGGTACCGCTACAATAGGATTTTCCGCTGCATCCGCACACATACAAAGAAAAAAGATCGCAGCGCCTACAAATTCAATCACCATTGCCAACTTCTTCATACGCACTTCACTCCCGCCACTTATAAGAATCACTTTCAATTTCCTGCCCGTTCAAGGACACAAAATCTGTTATTACCGCAATAAATTCTGAATTGGTTGGCTTCCCCTTTTTCGTCGAAACCGTATAACCAAAAATCTCATTGATCGCATTCACATTGCCATTTATCCATGTGACCTCTATTAAGTTCCGGATGTTTCTTTCTACTTTGGATGCGGTAGTTCCGTTCTCTTCTGCGATTTTTGCATAAATTTCCTTCATAACACATCTAAGCGCATCCCTGTCGTCCAGACATTTCTCTATCGCTCTAATTGTGTATGTGTATCCTTTGAGCGAATGGCTTGCGCCGATCTGATCTAATGTTTTTCTTAAAGCAATATTCGTTTGTTTATCCATGAATTCCTCCTGTTAATCTTTCCAATTTCATATTTTTGTTGGAAACTACCAGTTTGCCATGCTATTCTTCATCAGCGCAACCTCTTTCCAAGAACTTGTTGACGAAGTATATCTGACCTTTTCCTGTTACCTTGGTTGTCCGAGTAATTCTTACTGATCCATCCGGATTCTGCACGTTGCTTTCCTTTACCTCGAACAACCCCTGTTCAACATATCTCTGCTGTGGCATATTCTTCGATGAACCACATTTAATAAGGAAGTTATTCTCACGCAACCACTCAAACAACCGCTTCTGCCCTATCTGATAGCCGTTCTGGCAGATCAGCTTTGCCAAGTCTCCGATAAGAATTGATGTGTGGCTTGTTGCTACAGCATCAGCAAAGATTTCTTTCGGTTTCATCCTCTGATTTTCAGCAATCAGCCTTGTGTTGTTTTCCTTAAGGCTGTTGATTTTCTCGTCAGCCATCTTTAACGCTCTGGCAAATACCTGCTCTGGTGTGTTCCACGCCTTTTCCAAGTCGATAAGGTACTGGCGTACTGCTTTACCCTCTGGTGTTCTCTGAATCATGCAAATCTGCTTTGCCATGTCTACAGAAATATCAGCATCCTTTGATGGTCTACCGCCCTTTTCGGAGGTTTCGCTCAATTTTGAGCAAAAGTCTTTACCCTCTTCAAAGCCATATTCACACATTCTCGGGAACCAATCTTTGAATGCGGTTTTAATATGTAGCTGCTCGTGCAGTTCTCTTGCCGATACTGTCTGTGTATCAAAATTGACTTTCACTAACTCGTCCATTCCATCCAACTCCTTTCCGTGTTATAATCCTCCATAAGGAGGTGGTAACCATTAACAAATGTCCACTTAACGATTTTAGAGATTGCATCCGCAATTGTGCTTGGTATGTTTCCAGTTCTGATTGTTGTGCTGTTCATAAATTAAGTAATTTAAAAAGCATTAAAAATCTTTCAGAGCTAAAATCTATCGAAAGAAACATATCTAGCATCGAATCAATACTCAATCGGCATCAATCCTAATAATCGTTTCAGCGATACGGTCGATTTCGCCTGCAATGCGAATTTTTGTTTCCGTATCTGATGTTTTCTTACTTTCCTCTGCCAGCGTTTCGATTTGCTGGTAGAGGGTATCTTTTAATTCTTCAATGCTATGCAACATTCTTCTCCTTTCTATGTTATAATTCCCTTATCATCAAATAAGGGAGGTGTAATTTTGAACGATGAATATGTATCTGCCTACGCTATTGCTAAAATCTGTGGATATAACGGTTCTTTCAATGATTTCAAAATCAAGTACGACCAATACTACGAAGAAATCAATGAAGAAATTTCGGAAGAAGAACCAACTTTAGAAAAAGTATCTGCATCTACTAATCCTTTCCGTAGGCACAGCCCGTTCTAAAATATTTTGCTAACGGAGCAACGGCGTTGAGAACATTGATAGACAATATAATGTTTGTCTCATCAATTTTCTTTTCGCCATTAAGAATTTTGCTGTAATCGTCCAAAACATCAAATGCGACATGCTGCGCCATTTCTTCAATGTCAATATATCTTCCGTCTTTACGCTCAACAATCGTTGCTTTTCCAGATGAATCCAAAACAGAATATCTTGATTTTTCCAATGTTTTTACATCTCCTTTCTAGTAACTTTTTAAGTTACTTTCTTTGCAAAAAAAATATCCATTGGATTTTGGATGTGAAGGTTATCAATCATAACCTGAATTTCGTCGCTTCCAAAAACGCCCTTACTCATTCTCATATAAAATGTTTTTGGCGTAACTCCAATCATTTCCGCAACATCAGCCTGTGTTTTGCCATTTTCAGCAATAACGCCGCGAAGTTTGTTTGTATCAACCATCTGACTACTCCTTTCTAACTTCGTAACTTTTGAAGTTACTTTTATTATATTCCATTTTGGTAACTTGTCAAGTTATTTTTTTCTTGACGAGTAACTCTTTTGTGTTATAATAAAGTTACCAATAGGAAAGGAGGAAAACTCAAATGACAATCGGAGATAGGATAAAAAAGCAGAGAGAGCTTTTAGGTATTTCACAAGTAGAGCTTGCAGAGAAAATAAAAGTTTCAAAGCAAACACTATATAAATATGAAAACAACATTATTACTAATATTCCAAGTGATAAAATAGAAATTATTGGGAAAGTTCTTGAAGTTTCTCCATCTTATTTAATGGGTTGGGAAGATAATTTAGAAAACGCACCAGATATTCTTCCAGACCTTATGTCAGATAGTGAATTGCTGGATAACTTAAAAATGCTAATGAAACTTAGCAAAGAACATAGACAGACTATATTTGACAATATAACCTATTGGCATGAAAAAGAGGGGCACTAAATGCCCCACTTTTTTTTGAATGAAAGTATTGTGTTATATAAAAATTTCAAAAATCGCTCGTTGTCGCACTTAACGACCATTTCAGTTATTTTTTCCTTGTAAAACGCTGTTTCCTCATTGCACTCATTTTCCCCCATCTTATTCTCCTCCAATCTCTGCAACCGATAATGTTAATGTCATTATAGAACGTATGTTCTTTGCAGTCAACCCCACACAAAAAAATTACCATTATTTGCCAGTAACATTTGAGAGGGCAATGAATCGCCAAACATCGCCCTCTCTCCAGAACTTGAAGTGCCCTTATCGGACAATTTTATTTTACAAATTTTGCCAGCATTATTCAAATCATTTCGATCGCAAGTTTCGACAGAAATCGTCTGATTTGTCACTTTGGGTCAATAAAAACGTCTAGGTTTTGAATAAGTATAAAACACTGCTTATGCAGGTTTGTGCCAAACATGTTTAGACTCCAATACTAAAGAAATGTACTTGCACACGAGTCGCCAACGTAGCTGCCCCTCTATTCTTCACAGCCATATTGTACCCCTCCATGTTGCCGGTAAAGTTTAACGAGTTACCCGAGCAATTTATTATATAAATATATCCGCCATTCTGATACTCGCTCGGGATTGCCTGGTAAAATTCTCCGCCCGCGGCCAATACGATCTCCTGTTCATACAACCCCACATACCGCATAGCCTTTGCCATTCTTGTATCCGTCTCCGTTTTCGTGTAATATCTATCATCATGATAATGCACGGCATTGGCTTTATTTTCGGATAAATATTTTCCCATCCGTGCAGATAAACAATCTGTACTGCTTGTAGATGTAAGATTATCCTGCACCGGTCGCCATGTATTCGCCGGTATTGTGGGTTTATTGCTTAAATCATCATAGCTACCTGAAAAAGCCACTGGCTTAAGATCAGACAGCCACTTTGCAATCTTACTAAATAGCGCAGACAACTTCTCGCCAGTGGTTATGTTGGCGCGCTCCGCCGCCGCCGAAAAAGCCACCGTCGTGTCCGAAGCATCCCCCTCCTCGGCTACTGCCCCAACATCCGCCGCCGACAGACTTACGTTTCCACGGCGGTAGGCTGCCTCCTTTGCACCCTTGACCCCCGTCACCGGGGTACCGGCCAGAACATCCCACTTTCCGTCTGACGTTTTGTAGATATTCGCGCCGGCGGGAACTGCATTGCCGGAGCCCTCTTTAAAATCGTCCGTGGTCGTAAATTCATCCGAAATATTGTACATCCATCCTGCATTGACATCCGGAAGCGCCGGAAGATCTGCAAAAGCCACCGTGCCATGCGGCTGCAATCCACCTTTTAGTCCCTCTGATACGTCTTTTGCCTGCTGATAATAATATTTAGCATTATCAGAGTCCTCTCCCTCCCGGCTGCCGGTACCGCCAACGGCATAACTCTGTGCTTTGGTTGCACTATCTGCTGCAGATTCTGCTTTTCCGATAATTTCTGTTGCTTTCCGTGTGGCAATATCGGCTTTCTCACTAGCTGTAATTGCTGATTCACTGGCGGATGTTGCCTTTTCTGTCGCGGTCTGTGCTGATTCAACAGCTGCATCTCTGCTTGATTTTGCCACATTCTCAGATGCCTTTGCATTAGATTCTGACTGTGCCGCTGCCGCCGCACTTGTCTGTGCATTGCTTTTGGATGTTGCCGCCGCTGTCGCACTAGCCTGCGCCTCTGTTGCCGCACTTCTTGCATTATCCTCGGATGTTGCAGCATTGCTTGCGCTTGTCTGCGCCTTTGCAACCTCTACTTTGACCTTTGCCAGATAGTTTGGTTCCAGATGTTCTTCTTTGATGCTTCCCTCTTTCACGATTGCCGACACCTTACCATCCGTGCCAATGGTAAAAGCCACGGTATCCGTATCAAGAAACTCATACTGCGTAATCAGCGCCGACAGTTCTATGTACTGCTTTGTGCCATCGATCAGAGTAAGTACGATCTGCTCCGTGGTCGGATTGTAGTCAAAGTTTACCGCGATTTTCTCCATCTGCGTGTCAATGGTAAACTTTGAACCATTCTTTTTTGTGATCGTGATGATTCCGGTCGACTCCTCAAAGGTCACATCCGACACAAGAGTTGCTACCTCTGTTTTCGTGGCTTTTGTGGTATCCAGAGTAATCACACGGTCGTCAATGGTATCTGTGGCACTGTCCAGATTGTTGAGATTCGCTTCATTCAAAGGCGTAGCATCGCTCGGGTAATTCTCCCAGTTGATACGTTTATATGCTTTATTCATGATCCTCACTCTCCTTTTTAAGATTTTCCTGCATCTGCTCCCGCTCGGCGATAACGTGCCGGTTTGCTTCCGCTTCTACCTGGTGCAAAATATCCTTAAGTACCAGATGCTTAACCTCAATCGGAATATCAACACTTGCATTGATAAAATTGATAATGTCATTCTCAAACTCACGAATTTTTGCATTGACCATTTTCTCATTCTACTTTCTTTTTTAATTCTTCTAGTGCCTCTTGCTGTAACTGTACTGCAGCGATCAGATCAGCGATCAGTTCCGTTTTGTCAAGCGCATAATAGGTATTGCCATCCGGATCTGGATTCTCGGAGCAGATCGCCCAGTCTTCATCTCCAATCGCAGTCAGTACCTCCTGTGCAATCAGACCATGCCGGTAATGTCCCGCGGCGTCATAGTTATAAATAAAGCGGCACGGACGCAGAGACTGTATAAGCGCTGCGCTTTTTTCCCGATCAAGAGATTCTATACCGTGTTTTAGTCGCTTGTCCGAATAAGATTCCCACCCGTAGGATGAGATTCCTTTTCCGGTCGACAACATCTGTGCAATCGTATTGGCTGATGTATCACGCACTGCTACTGCCGAATAGCTGGCTGTGAGTTCCCTCGTATCTGCTACTGACTTCAATCCATCTGTTCCCATCTGCACAAGAGTGCCTTCCCGTTTCAATTCAACCAAGTTGTCCGTACTCTCTGTCGCGTCAATGTGCACATACCCGCCGGTCATCTCCACAGATCCCCTGAGTTCCAACAAATCAGCTCTAATCTTTAGTCCCTCTGCTGACTGGTTAATTTCCGAAACGACACTGTCTCGGGAAACTTTGCTTGTGATCCCCTCTGCATTAATTTGTATTGCCGCCGCAAGCTGTCCCTCTTTTTCTGTTGCCCGTTTTACCTCTGCAGTAATGCTTTCTGCTGTCTGGGTTATCTTTGATGATAATGTTCCCTCTGCATTTGTTGCCCGGTTGACCTCCGCAGTAATGCTACTCGCATTCTGGTTAATCCTTGATGATAAACCATCTGTGGTATTCTTTACTTCTGAACGGATTTCTGTGGCTGTCTGTGTGATCTGTGACTGCAAACCTTTTTCTACATCAACGATTGTCGATTTCGTCTCCTCAATTGAGCGTTCCAGAGTGTTGCTCTTGCCTTTCAGCTGCAATATGCTCCGCTGTATTCCGTTGACCTTACTTGTCCGGTACTCTTCCCCGTCCGCTTCCAGATCATCACGCAAAGCCTGTATGCCTTTCAGCGTGCGCTTTAGGATGTAAGTCTCGATCAGTTCATATTTTGTAGCCAGCCGTACCGCATCTCCGGCTTCAAGGCATGGATTTCCTTTGCAGTCAGCACTAAATGGTCTGTATATAATTCCTTTTATCTTTGATAACGTTTTTTCTCCAATTTCGTTTAATTCCTTTGTCCCTTTCCCATAAACAAGGAAATTTCCCTCGATCACATAAGTGTTTCCGCCATCACCTACAATCACTCCTATATCATTCTCTTTTTCACGAATTTGCAGTTTGTCAATCGTTCTGACAATATAATCTTCATATTGCGCTGAAATGTACTGGCTTTTACTTATGCTGGTGCTCTTTGGATTTCTAGGGTAAAGATCATCCGCCGGGTAAAGATCATCCGCCGGATAAAGCCCCTGCATCTCTTGAGTTAAGTACACATAGCGAAACTTTCCAACGCGTCCGATATTTCCCATACAACCGTTAATTTCAAGTATACAAAACAAAACCTCTTTTCCGCTTATGGCTTCGCCTATCGTGCTTTTCTCTGCGGTATCTGAACTTCCGCTACTTGATGCTTTCACTTCTACAGTTTTTTCAATAATCATTTCATCATTTACAAGAGATACTTCTTCCTGTTCCACTCCAAAATGATTAAAAAAGCTATCTCTGAATTGTTTGAGCGTTACCTTGCTATCTTTTTGTGGAAGTATCTGATTGTACCAATCAGTAACATCAGATGATAAAATATCATACAAAGCATCGTAAGCTACCACATCCCGGCACGTCCGATCTGCCGTAGGTGTGTCAGAATAAACCTTGTATCTTCCTATTTGGAATGGTTTATCTTTGTGACCATCAAGAGTCAGCTTTGCAGTCAACCACTTGCCTTTCATTGGCAAGAATACATTGGAAACCGTGAATTTAATCATCCCGGCTTCACATGCCCCGAATGTTAATTCAGATTCCGAACACAAGCTTTCTGTCAATTCAAATTTTTCTTGGTGTAGTTCGGTGTTTGTGATATTGATTTTCCCATCATCAGATACGATGTTTAACTGTTTGTCTACGCTGTCCTTTAAAAACAGGCTTGAATATTGGTAATCAACCACCGTATACACCCCCTATAAATGCCAGTCTTGCAGAGTTGTAATGAATTTGACCTCCATAAGTCCCATATATTGTAGGTTGAAAATCTGCCATGTAACCATACTGTGTTACATAATCGTCATATTCCGGTATGTATGCCGTGATATAGCAGGCTCTTCCGGTCGCATCAGTAAACTGCTGACGGATTTTACTTATAATGGCATTAAATTCCGTGTTTGTAAGCATAGCCCGTGTTTCAAACTCAACTTTTAACGCCTTTAATTCCACGGCATTTCTATGTAGATAGCCGTTGGCATCCGTATAATCGTCTAAGTCCTGCATATTCACATATGGGCTATATGTCTCCGGTTTCATAAAAGACATTGGTACTGTGTAATTTCCAACCTTTAACAGCCATCCGCTGTACGCCATGCCGAACACCTCCAATCAAATTTTCTTTTCAGTTTTGCAAATATGAGCACCGTTATCATCACTTGAAAATAAGATTTCAGTTTTTCCGTCCGGCAGAATATCCGCCACGACGCAATTATTCGGATTTCCTATTGGTGTGCGACTTTCCGGGCACTTGCTCCAGTCTATTGGTTTATATTTTTTCATGACTATTCTCCTAAAAATGAGTATAAAAATAGCACCTACCACCAATTTGATAGATGCTGCTTTTCTTTCTTTATCTATTTTGTGATTACTTCAATATTGGGCGCTTTAATCAAAATTTTCTCCGACGTGTGAGTTACTTCCGTGTTCCCATATGTAATCTTGATTTCCTGTTTTTCCATATATACCTCCTATTGAATTTAAAAATGAAAAGAAGCGCATCTCTGCGCTCCCTCTTATATACCCGCTTTCCCCAGCCTTTCCCAATCTGCATCCCTAGTACATTCATCCTTTTTCTTCAATAAGTTTTCGTTCTCTTTTTCCAGTTTTTCTATTTTTATTTCCAATTTCTTTTTCTCTTTTTTCAATGCAATATTCTCTTTTTCCAAATCGTCCGCACGAATAAGCGCGTTTGACTCCCGATTAAAAAGATCAGTATTGTGCGCCTTTAATGCATCTTTTTCTTTATTTAACTCTCTTATTTCCCATTTGTAATTCTTTTTATCTTGCGTCATCTTAATTTTCAATTCTTCTATCGTTTGATGTGCTTTATTCAACTTCTTTTTGCACTCATTTAGTTCTGATTCAGACTCCCTATTCTCCATCGTAATTCTCCACATATTAAATCCAAATTTATATGAAAGTGTAGCCACAATCATTACATATAATTTTATTTATTTCATATGTTTGATCTTTTCTCAAAATCTTTTCCTTTTTATTTACTAAAGTAAACGGTTTAAATGGATTTAGATTTGCAGTGTATCTTGTCTTTGTTTTGCCTGGTACAAATTTTTGCTCCGTATAATGAGAACAATTTTCGCTCCCACATCTTGGACAGTAAACCTCTTTTTTTTCTCCGAATAAAGTATATTTATATATACCATTAAATCCCGTGTTTTGAGATCTTTCAACAGAATTTCTTAAGAATAATTTTCCAACACCTGTAATCTCTGGCTCTTTTGGGCGTTCCCACCCTCTATCATTTTCGTTTTCTTGTTCGTATGATTTATAAAATTCACTTTTCCCCGCAGACATTTCATTGTTTTCGTATTGTTTCAACGGAAATCCGCAATTGATACACATTTCTGCTTTGTCTGAAATTTCTTTTCCACATTCAGGACATTTAATCAACGCCATAAATTTTCCTCCCGCCACTTGTAATAAAATGAGTCTACCACAAGTGGCGGTATTTGTCATTAGAAAATATATGCTTCTCTTCCAGTTCTGTTAAAATAATCTTTTGCATAATTGCGAGCACTTTTTCCGATCTGGTCGGATGTAATCCCAAATTCTTTTTCCAAAATTCCTTGAAGCAACTGATTTTGCTGTCTTAGCAATTCCATTTCCTGTTGCGCCGTACTGTACACTGCATCTCGAATACCGGTAATTTCCTGTCCACCGGCAACCGCTGTTTTCCCCCCGACAGTTCCCAGCATTTCTGCCCGTCCATTTTCTCCTGCCATAAACATACTGTACTGGCTCGGGAATCCTCCGGCGGCAAAAGTAGGAATCTTTCCAAGATTTATACTTCCGGCTCCAACAATCTGCTTTCCAGCAATGTTTACAGCATCCCACGAAAAAGAAAGCTTTGAGTTCATCCAGTTTGCAAATCCGTTCCATATGTGCTTTACAGCGGCTATAGCATTATTCCATGCATTTTTTAATCCATCTGAAATACCACTAAATGTCCACTTGTCTGTTGTAAACTTTGGAGCAACATCTTGATTCCACCACTTATAGAATCCGGTGTTTTCCCACCATCCAGTAAATTCCTCCCACTTTTTAGATAGCCCTTTTCTTATGCTTTCTCCAAGATTTTTCCATGTATCTTCTGTAAACCATGGAGAAACTTTCTCGTTCCACCAAACGGCTATACCTGTGTCACTCCACCATGTAGAGAATTCCTCCCATTTAGTCGAAAGACCTTCTTTTATTCCGTTTCCTATTTCAAGCCAATGATCTTTAGTAAACCAAGGCAAAATATTTTCTTGAATGTATTCAGATGCTTCATTCCACTTTTCTTCTATTTTACCTTTTATTTCTCCTATTTCTGTCTGTATTGAGAGCTTTTTTTCTCCCCAATATTCCTTTACATCTTCCCACCATGAAGAAACATCCTCTAAAGTTGTTGTTAATTTATTGCGAACGGGTAGTTCAACATCTAATCCCCACCATTCTTTTACGTCGTCTTTAAACCCAGATATTTTTTCTCTCAAGTTTGGAAGAACAACTTCTGCTCTTAAGTCCACATTATCTAGACCATTTATTTGTTTCCACTCATTTATCCATGCTTTTAAATCAAAGCTACTTGGAACTTTTAGGCTGTCTGGAACATTATTATTGAAATCGTTTAGCGCCTTTTGGTATTCATCTAAAGATGCATAATCTTCTTTTTTCGGCATCTTAATGTTTAAGTCAACTCCGTCTGAATAACGATCAAGTATTCCTTTTTGGCTTAAAATCCCACCTCCATATGTATTTATCCACTCAAACGGATTTATAAGCTGTTTTAAGCTTTCCTGTAAATATTGTAAAAATCCACCATCTTTATATGCTTTTACTAGATTTTCTGCATCTTTTTTTATACTGTCTTTTCCAATAGTAAAAGTTAATGTCCCAGCTGCAACGGAAAGTGAAATCGGAACTATATAAGAAAGAATTGACTTTACTGACTCTTGTCCAAACGCCGCCACAAACTTCTCACTAATCAGTTTTCCTATCGTTTCCTTAAGAATTTTACCTGTAAGAATTTTACCTGCATACTTAAGTGCAAATGCTCCAATAATAAGAGATATTGTCTCAAGATCAATTTCACTCAAAAAATCTGTTACACCATTCCATACTTCTGACCACTTGATATTTCCAATTGCTGTTGTAATAGTGTCATATATTCCATGAACCCATGTATTGATTGTTCTACCAAGTGCCGAAAAATCAAACGTTTCAAAGAAGCGATTCACTCCTGCGGCAATGGAATCTCCCAGATTTGTCCAGTCAAATTCTTCTCCAAATGACAAAGCTGTATAAATTGCTGTGTTCAGCGCACTTGCAATCGTCATGCCGACATCTCCGAACAATCTTGGTGTAATAAGCCCATTAAGGAAATCTGCCAGCCCTTTTCCAAAGTTTCTAGCCTTGGAATAAATTCTATCCCAGTCAATAGATTCCATGGCATCTGATAACGCATCGCTGATATATGCCCCAAGTTCACGCAAACTTCTGATCTGACTTTCATAGTCCTTGAAAATGGTATCTACCTGTACCAGCCCACCGGACGCACCACCTCCGGATGCACCACCACCGCCGGAACCACCAGAACCAGATCCGCTTGAATTATCCGGAGTGGTAATCAGATTCAATTCGTCAAAGGCTCTTAAGCCCTTATTCATCTTTTCAACGTTCTTCGCTGCCTGTCCTGTGCTGTCCGCTATATCAGCCGCGCTCCCTGCTGCATCAGACCAATCATCTGCCAAACCACCGGAAGAAATCTCAAATTTCCATCCGAAGATTGATCCTAACGCATTGGTTACTGTCGTTGCAAAAGCAATAACTTTCTGCATGACTGCATTAAGAGTTCGTACAAACGGTTTAAAAGCGTTAATCAGTGCGCCACCGATAATAGCCGCAAGCTGTTCAAATGACTGCTTAAGGATTCTTACCTGGTTTGCCCATGTGTCTGATGTTCTCGCAAAGTCTCCTTGCGCCGCGGCTGTATTAGCCATAACATACTGATACCGGAGCATGGTCTTTTCTGCCTGCGTCATAGACGAAATGTCGGCATCCAATCCCTGCTTCATAGCCCACTCTTTAAGGGTAGCCTGTGTGAGGTCAAGACCATATTTTCTTAAAGGCTCTGTCTCTCCGGTAAATACTGCCTGCAGGTTTCTTGCAACGTCAGACTGTTCCATATCGTAGAAAGAAGCCATATCCGCAGTCAGCTTTGTAAGCTGTAGCGACATGTCAGCCATCTTTCCTTGTGAAAATCCCATGGCTGTACCCATAGCTTGGAATCGGCTTGCCACCTGTTTAGCGGTCAACTCTGACATGCCAAAATCCTGTATAGATGTTTTTGAAAAGTCCTGTATCAGCTTCTCATAATTGCCGAATGTGGTGCGTACAACGTTCTCAACCTCTGTCAAAGAAGATGAAATGTCGATTGCATCCTTAATCTTTGAAAAAGCACGAAATAACAGCCAGTATGATGCGTACAGCTTTCCGAACGCTGCAGCAAGGCTAAAGCTGCTACTCTTCGCCTTGGTCGCAGATCCACTAAAAATGTTTAAACTTTTTCCGAGAGATGTTGCTGCTCTACCGGATGATGCGCCTGTTTTTGCCAAATTTGCAAGCGCTTCTGTCATCCGGATGATGTTTGCGCTTACGTTAGGCGCTTTTGAAAGCGTCTCAAACAGGTATTTAAGGTTATCTGCAAGCAAAGGTATGTTATTTACTGCCCTGCCGCTCGCAACGCTTCCTAACCTTGATATAGATGTCACAAGGCTGCTCATGTTTGTCATATCAAATTTCAGTTCGCCGATTTTATTCATCTGGCGAACAAAATTCTGTAGTTGCGCTGATATTTGCGGTAAATTGGCTGTCGCCTGCGTAGAAATCTTACCACCAAGTCTGCTGATACTTCCTATCAGATTGGTCAAACCTGTTGTATCAAAGTTAAGTGACCCTACGCTGTTCATTCCTTTGACAAAATAAGCAAGGTCATCCTTAATTTTAACTAGATTGCTTGTTCCTACAGTAGCCAAAGTTCCGCCCATTTTAGACAGAGCAGCCGCCGTATTTAAAATGCCGCTGGTATCAATCGTTTTCGTATCTTTCATTCCTGCAGCAAGATTTTTCATTGCCGCAGATACACCGTAGAAAGATGATGTGTCTATATTTGAGAATTTGTTTAATGCGGTGGCAAGTGATGTAATCTCTTTTGATTTTGCACCCTTAAACCCTGTTGCCGTGTCAGACATGCTTCTAATTCCAGATGCTATGTTTGAAAGTTTACTGGTATCAAATGATAGACTTTTTCCAAGACTATCCAAACTTGATGCAAGTTTATCAATGGAATCACTCGCTTTTGCAGAATCAGCCTTAATTTTTATCTGTAATTCATCAATATCTGCCATGACCGCACCAACTTTCTACACATAATAAAAAGACGGTAGGCTGTGACACCTTACCGTCCTTGATTTTTTACTGAATCAAAATTTTCTGCCCTACATAAATTTTGTTTGGGTTCTTGATCCCGTTATCTTTCTGCAATTTTGCAACCGTTACATTGTTTTCTTTTGCGATCTTTGAAAGTGTATCGCCGCGTCGTACTGTATACGTTGTCTTTTTATCTGTAGACTGCACAGAAGCATCCGTTGATCGAATATCTCCATCGTTGCACCAGCCTACCGCAACTCCATTTTTTGAAAAGCAATATGGATTGTGCGTACCCGCTTTGATTCGCGTAATCGTTCCGGAAGCATACTTGATGATCGCATCTCCAATACCAGCCGTGGAAGATTTGTAGTAAGAAGAAACCGTGATTTCCTCTCCAACCTTATGAAGTGTATTTTCTGGCTCCGGCATAACATTTACCGTGTCTACCGCTACATACAGTTCATTCAGATCGACGCATCCAGAAACACCGGCTACAAATCCCTTTGAACTGTACTGCCATCCGTAAAGTTCATGAAGAATATCAGGCTTCTTGTCTTCTGGTGCGTCTGCCGTAATCATCATAGGCGTACTGGAAGGGTATCTTGCGACCCAAAACGGGCAATCAATATGCTCAAGATATGGCTTGATATAGCTGTTGTAAAAAGACAGACCCGTGTATACACCAAATTTGCACCCTGCGGCTTCAATGATCTTCTGATATTCATTGATAATAGAGACAATCTTATCGCCAATATTCTGCTGGCACTTATCCTCTACATCCAGCCACACCATCACATTTCTTCCGGCAAGAACTTCGATCACTCTTTTCGCATCGGTCTGTGCCTTTTCTGCGTTGGTTGCGTAGCTGTAATTATATACGCCCTGCACTGGAACGCCAGCTTCTGTTGCTCCTGTCCAGTTTGCTTCAAAATACTTGTCCGGCTGCAAATCTTTTCGGATTACTTTCAAAATGGCAAATTCAACGCCGTTCTCTGCTACTTTTGACCAGTTAATATTTCCATTGTACCCGGAAACATCAATACCTTTAATTTTCATGTGGCACCTCTTCTTTCTTTGGGTGGCTCAACTCATAATTTGATTGCATAATTTTGAGTTTTGCCACAAATAATTCTCTCTGTTTCTGAATTTCCTCTTCTGTCATTTCAGAATCGTTTAACAAACTATGCTCTGTGATAGGCTTGTCTACATACTTTGATTTAGCTTTTTTACCAGCAAGACAATGTTCTACTGCCACCGATACCGCTGACAATCCATATGTTCCAAACCACATCCACATATCATTGTCTCTTTGCTTTTTCTCTAAGTTGTAAACGTCTGCATATGGCTTTAAATCAGCCGGACAAGACGTGTCTATGTCATGCACAGTAAATCCGTACCCCTTTGTAACTAAAAGCCAAAACGGGCGGATTTCCGCGCAATATCTTTCCCATGTAAGATCTTCTGATTTCTTATCCGCTACTTTGTTTTCGCTGTTTTCTTCCGCTCCGCATTGAGCAACTTCGATAAAAAACCGTTTTCCAGCAATTCACTTAAGAGACTGTTGTAAAGTGCCTGCACATCCGAATCATCAGAGTCAAAGTAATCATCTAACATGGCGTATACAACGCCCATTTTTTCATCTTTCTCATCCTCATTTGCCAGATTATAGCCAAGTTCGTCACCGTGAAACTTTTGAGCCCCTACCAGAATTAACTCCGGCAGAAGGAAAAGCATGCTGTCAATAACCTCAAGATCATCGGTCTTCTGCTCGAGACCCGCGATCTTCTTAATGATTCCGCTTTTTACTGTTGCTTCATATCCGAATTTGATCTGTAACTCTTTCTCTCCAAGCTTTAATTTTGTCATATTCTTTCCCTTTCTCCCTCTCATATAGGGAAAGGGCAGTCCGAAGACCGCCCTATTCTTTTACACTGTTCCCTCAAGTTCCGATTCGGTTGTCTGATTATCGTCAGCCGATTCAACCGAACTATTCGACTGACGTGTTATTCCCCCGGTGTAAACGCCACGGCCGTGTCCATTCCCTTGTATTCCTCAATGGTAAGGTTCATTTCAACCGTCAAAAGCTCATTCTGACCAATCTCCGGCTGCGGTATCTGCTCCGGTGGCTGCGCAACCACAAAAAACGCATCTGCGAATCCAGGAATAATGGTTTCAAACCACATTCTTTTCCCATCGGTAAGCGCTTTGTACGCCGTGATAAGTGCTTCCCACTCTTCTTTTGTGGCGTCTGTAAGGTTTACCGTGATAGGGAATGAACCGCCTGTATCTGCGCGCCCTTTTACATATCTGGTAATTGCATCCTCTAAAGCGGATGCGTCGATCTGTTCCGGCTCAATGTTAATGCCGCCAATCGAGTTAATTCTTGTGAGTTGTTTAAACGATGTAGGCTTTGTTCCGGCTGTCGCTTCTGTGCCATAGCCAAACGTAATTCCTAACGTAGACAATCCTGCTGCTGCCATTTTTACCTCTCTTTCTACCGCCAAATAATGCGGTTATCAGACGTATCTCTTTGCGCCCGGTGCATAAAAAATAGAGCCTTTCGGCTCTTTTACATCAATCTGTCGTTGGCTCCGATTATCCTCCGGAACCTTGCAACGCTTCTAAATTTTTTTTCGCTGTCGTTTTTAAACTCCGGCATTGCTGTAATTTGAAATCGCATCTGCTTAAAGGCATCGGCTAAAATAGCCATAATCCCTTTTGCATCGCTCTGCTTTGTGTTTGTAATAACGTCAACCTGTATTGTTTCCTGCACTGCATTTACGGATGTTCCCTCTAAATCTGCCCCTCGTTCAAGCCCCGGCATCTCGTGAATGTAAATAGTCGGGAAAACAGGGTCTTTATCAAGGTTCTTTTCAACCGTTGTAAACGCAGCATCAAAGTTCATCCTTTTGTATTTTTTCTGGAGTTTTGGTTTGGCTATCGTTACAACATTGGAAAAAATGTTTGTTTCAAGGTCAAATACCCACTGGTTGCCTGCCATTATCCAAACACCTCCTTCGCTGTCTGTGTAACAATCTGACGCAACTCATTTGCGGTCAGATACATAAATGGTCGGCTTGGCATTCCCTCTGTAAACCACCAATCGCCATTGTCGTCCTGATAAAACCATCCATATCTTCCATCTGAAATCTGATGGATAGTTTTTCCACTTGCGTACTGCCACGAAACACCCTCTGGCAGTTTCCCAGGATAAGGACTTTGCTGTCCCACAATTCCGGTTCCAAACTCAACAAATGCGGCATGGTCTGTACCGGCTATTACCGCCCATATCCCGCCGCCCTTAGTGCTTCCTTCATATTCCGCATGAATACTAGAAATGAGTTCCGATGTAAATATTGCGTCAAGGTCAGCAATTTGCACTCTGGCAATCTCTACGCCCTTTTCCGCGAGTTTTTCTGCCAATAGCTGACATTTATATGTCAAGCTGTTTTGATAGGCTCTAAGCTCTCGTATGACGCTCTGAACATACTTTTCAGACAGGCTCATTGTGATTACTTTTTTTCCCATGCCGCACCTACTTCACATTTTTTTGCAATAAGAACAAATCAACCGTCAATCCCTCGTCTGCAACACCTTTTACGATGTAATCAGCCGAATTTTCGTCAACGATTGTATTCTCTTCATCTTTGTACCTTACGTCTGACCTTTTCCATACCAAAGAGCCGACGCTCAATGGAAGTTTCCCTTTGTCCTCGACAATCTGAACAAAGTTTGTTGAATTGTCAACGCCAAACTCTTTTATAAGTGCTTCACTCAACTTATTGCTGATTGAAGAATAAAAAACCACAGGCTTCTCATAACCTGTGGTATACTCTCCGGTTGTTTTCGGTATTTTGTTTCCATCTTCATCGAGATAATAAATTACGTTTCCATCCGAATCAGTATATGAAGAATATTCGATGTTTCCATCCTCGTCCGTCACATACACCGGAACCTTTCCGCTCTGTAGCGAATAATTCATTTTTTGCTTGTTAATTTCAAGCATTTCACTTCACATCCTTGCCGAACCGCTTCCACAACTCAGAAAGCTTTTCCCATCCATACATCGCGACAAACGCAACAATAAATCCTGCAATAATAGCCGCCAAGATCATATACCATAAAATTGTTGTCTGTATGTACTGCATGTATGCCACAAACGCAGCGACCGTGATACCGATGGAAAGAACAAATACCAAGATGTCCGTCGGAACCTTAGAAAATACGCCTACACCTTTGATTACCTGTGTTACCACAGACACAACAAATGCCAGCGCACCAATAATCGCCAGAATAATTGTCATGTTAGCAATTACCGCCTGTATAATATCCATGATTAAACCTCCTTTTCATCATTAAGACGGGTTTCTATTCCGTCAATTCTGTGATGAGCCGATTTCACACTTTCCTCCACCTTTATGATCCTGTTGTCATGAGAATTGATTTCTTTTCGCATCTCGGAAACTTCATTTTTGATCTCGGTCGTGTTGTTTGAAATGGCATCCAACTTCATGTTAATGCGTGTGTTCTCCCTCACGCGCTCTTCAAGTTCCGTGTTGTCTGTTCTTTTATTGCTCTTCAAGCCCATAAAGACGGAAAAACCAAGCGACAGCACGCTTATAATGATTGCTGTTGATATTTCAATCGTCAAATCATATACCGCCTTTCATTTTTTATGGCACACCGCCCACCACCGCTCAATGTGTGCCGCCTGCTACGTTTTGTCGACGCCGGCAAAACGTAACGCACAATCTTCTAAAAAACTGATAATTGCTTTGCAAAAACCAGATTCCTTTTCTACTCATGGCAGATAGGTCACAAAGATTTTACAAACGGGAATACCCCTACGAACAAGCTTTCCCTGTCTTTCCAGCTACGGCTTACGCCGTTTTCTGAATAACTTGCCATATAGGCTTCTCCTGCCTGTGAATGGTCGTACACGGCTAAATTGACGATTACATCCTCAAACTGTTTCAAGTCTTCGGATATTTTTTCATCTGTGTAGCTTTCCGGGTAATTCCGCTTGCTTACCACTTCATTTCTTGCCTGCTTGATAAGCTGTTCAATGTAAGGATTATCTTCTTTCTGGTCGAACACGACAACATCAGAAGTAACACCATCTTCATCCGTAACGGTTTCAATATGAAATTGTTTCAGTCTGATTTTGACCTGCTCTAATGTTGTATATTCGTCCATTCTTCCCTACCTATAATCCGAACTGCTCGATCAAAATGCGTTTCAGTTCTGCCCCACTGATCTGATCTGCTTCCTCGATCCCATGTTCAGAGGCAAGTGCCTGTAAATCAGCAGTGCTCATTCTGTTAATCTCTGTCTTGGTGTAACCGCCGGAAGATTTCTCTCCCGGAACAATGTCCGGGATTTCTTCTCCTGCTTTGAACCATTTTCCATTGCGCTTTACCGTGTATTCAGCAACCATATAGCACCTCCTACGCAACTTTCATGACAACAACGCTGTCCATGCCCTCAAAAGTAGGCAATCCAATCATTGACACAATGCAATGGGTGTTGATTGGATGATTTGTTGCGTATGTATATACCGAAATGCCGGTTTCTACAATAGAAAGGTTTCCGTCTGTTAAACTTCCGCTTCTCTCTTCCGGTGTCTTTCCAAAGACATAATCTCCAAGGTACACACCGGATGCCTGCGCTGAAATAACTCCTGTAGGAATAAAATATTTGGTAGCACCGTCTGCAGGGTCGATGTAAAGTTTGTCGTAAACTTCAATCTCGATGCCGTATCCTCTAAGATACTCTGTAACCTGCCCCTGCTGTAAGCGAATACCGCCATTGTAAGCAGTAATTCCAAGTACCTGTTTCTTCGTGTCCTCCGCCTTAAGAACCATTTCCCATGTTTCTGTATTCATGCTAAAACGTGCAAGGGAATATCCGGTTTTCTTTGCAAACTCACGTTTAATCTCGATAAGGTCGTCAAGTGGCGTTGCTGTTTCTGGTGCAGACCATTTATCGGTATCGCTTCCGGAAATATCCTTGTAATGATCTCTCTTGTGCGCCACTCCATTGTCCGAAGTATAATCCACATAGTAGCTCTTTCCGCCAATTGTTACCTGTACTCTTGGAATACCATCAGATGGTGCTAACAACTGCCAAATCTGGCGTTCCGGCACTACTCTTGCCCCTTCAATAAGCATCATCGGTTTTTTGCTGATTTCTCTAAGCACCTGGTTTGCCATGTTGGAATTTTCTGCCGACTGGTAATTTGCATACTCCTGCTCTTCACGCTCTGTTACCATGTAAGACTCACGGTAGAAAGGCATCTCGTTCTGAATGTCCGAAAATCCACCAACGTCTCTTAACTCTGCCTGCGCATCAAAATTGGATGCCTTTAAGGATACCGGGAGACCGTTTTTCCCTTTGATAAATCTAAGCTCAAGGCTGTCCTGTTTTCTGGTTCCAAATTTCTGTCTACCTAAGTAAGGCGCAGAACCAAGCGTTTTTTCATAATTATTCCACATAACCCCAAGGCTTCTTGCGGTAAATGCTTCTGCTAATGGTAATGCCATTCTCTAATACCTCCATTTCTTAATCAAAAAAAGTGACACGCGGTGTTGCTGCTTTTGCAGTTTCTTCCACGGTCACTCCGTTCGCTGTTACCTTTGCGCTGTCAATAGAACCCTGATATACATAAGTTCCCGGCGCATCTCCCATTGTTACGTCAACATCTTCCAGAAGATATCCTTTGCAAGATGCATCATTGCTAGGAAATGGTGTTCCTGCCTTTGCAATTTTCTTTCCGTTAGCATCTGCACTTGTTACCATTGTCTGCGGAACGATGCACGCCGCACCCTCATAAGGAAAGAATTTTAAAATTCCTTTACTCTGTGTAAAGTCTCTTTCAATCGGTTTTCCCATAATTTACCTCCTATAAAACATAATGGTCTTTGGCTTCTGCATTTTTTGCCGGTTCGCCAAAGCTGATACTTTCGGCATTTTCAACATCTGCCGTTTTTTTATTCTCTCCACCTGCAGTACCGCCGCCCGGATTTTCAGAATTATTTGCGATCTCCTGTTCCTTTGCCTGCGCTGCTGCGGTTTCCTTTTCGGATGTAATCTTTCCAAGAGCGTCATAATCAATGCTTCCATCATCTTTGACGACCGTTTTTGCCTGCTCTGCATTGATTTTTAACTTTTCCATCAAAGCTTCGCGCTGATCTCTGATGGCGTTTTTTTTCTGCATATCTGCAATCTGCTGATTTGCTGTCTCTAACGCCTTGTTTGCTTTTTCAAGTTCCGTGAGGTTTCCTGCTTCCATTTCATCCAGCTTTTTCTGCAACTCATCTGCGCTGTCTGCCTTTGCCTTAAGCTCTGCTGCTTTTGCCTGTTCTCTCTGTACGGCACTGCCGTAATCAGCAATGATTTTCTCAACATTTTCCTCACTGATACCCATTGCAATTAACTCTTCTCTTTTCATTGATTACCTCCGATATGTCTTTACGAATTTTTGCGGTGCAACGACACCGAATGACACTGTTGTTTTTTACGCTCACAACTTTGCGAATTTTTATAAAATAAAAACAGCCGACGATTACTCGGTAGCTGTCTTATTTTGCTGTTTATTTAATTGATTTACAATTTTCTGTGCTTTTTGTTCCTGCTCTTCTGCATCACCAATGGTTTTCCATAAAGCATCCATGTATGGCTTAGACTGCAAAAATGTTTTTTCCGAATCTCCCCAGAGTCCGACCGTTTTAATTGCAATAAGAGGATGTATTCCGCACTCCAATAACTGATACAGTGTTTGTGACTTCGTATACATATTGTCTTGCGGGCTATGATTGATTTGCACGTCAAAATCTCTAACTGACAAGTTCAAATCATGATCTTTAACGCGGATTGCATTTAAGACAACTTTTGCAAGTCTTTTCTCTGCCGATTTCACGATTGGGTCTTTTAATTTTGCTCTTGTCTTTGAAAAATCCCATCCATTTCTCAACTCTACCGCGCCCTGTGTATCTCCGCCAGTGTTCCCCTGCTTGTTTGGTATGGCAAGAATTGATAAGGCATTGTCCCAAAGATCATCTTTTGCCACCTGGCACTGACTCTGGTTAAGTTCCTGTGTCATAATCTCAACATCGGCTTTGTTGTCCTTGTTGTTGGACTTTACCGTCAAAGCATGGCTCATTTTCATTTGTTCAAATGTCTTTGTGTCAATCTCACAGTTTACAAATTTTACCCAGTACTGAACAAACTGCTCAATTCCATCCATTCTGTTCGACTGCATGTTGTTTATGGCATCCAGAAGCCCTATGACAAGTTCAATGTCCGATATTCTTTCATGGTTGTTTGGGAACTCAACAATAGGAATGCTTCCAAATGCATGCAATTTCCATTCAGAAGCTACTCCATTTTGAATTTTGCATGAATAATTGTCTGTATAGCACAGTTTGTACCATCTTCCATCCTCGTCTTTAAGTTCTTGTACTGCAAGAACCGGTTCTTCCGTGCTCCGATTATAAATAACACACGTATTCATCGGAGTAGGAGCAACAATCTGAAATGGTATTTCTCCATTTGAAAATCTTACCGCCTTAAAAGATGTTCCGGTTGCTGACTGCCATTCACCAGCTTTAATGTCCTTTTCCTGTTTATTCGCATCCACAAGGTAATCATTCAGCTCATCTACTGCATGATTGATCGCATCATCATCTTTTCGACTGATGAACTGAATTGGCTCACCGTATGTCTGACCTACCTTGAACTGAACAATCTCATACGCATGATTTTCTACTATTTTGTTTGTAATATCAGCATTTTGTACCTTTAATCGGTATAAAATCGGCTGATCTCCTTTGTAATACCGCCATAGGTATTCTATGATGGTTTTGTTGTAATAATAATTACCGATGCAGTCTCCCACCACCTTGACAATATTGTCTGCTGTGATGGTTTCAACATCAGTATATAAAATTTTTCGCCCATAACAGCCCTTAACAAGATCTTGGAGAGATTTATTATTCATAATTGGCTCCTAACTAAACGTCATCCCACTGGATGTTGACCGGATTGGAAGAGATTTTAATTCTGTTTTTCCATTTTCCGGATAAAATACCACTTTTTTGTGACATTTCCTACATTCCACAGAAATGTTCATTGTTGAACGCCCATCGTGTGTGGCAACTTTTCTTCCGCAACGCGGGCAATATATTGTTTTTGGTGTATATACCATAAAGTCCTCTTTTCTTTGCAAAAGAAAAAGCACCGGAGATTTCTCTACGATGCTTTTCTGAATTGTGGGAGGTGAAGTATTCAACTTTTGTTGCTTTCTTCAATTATAACTATATCATTTTTTCAATATGACATTCTATGACATTTTACAAATAAGTTGCTCCATATTTTTGCTCAAATTTTTTTAATGCAATTCCATGAAGCCTTATTGTCTGTCTCCAAGAGTAATTCATTTCGGTTGCTATAACTTCAAATGTTTTTTTCTCTATGTATCTTGAAAATAAGACGTTGTAAACATTTTCATCTTCCATGCTGTCTATCTGGCTAACAATCTGATCTCTTTTGATGATATACTCATCAACCAGTGCATCTATGTTCCGTTCCATTTCATCTATTTTTGCCTGCTTTGTTCCTATTTTGTCAAAATTTGGAGTTACCATTACTCTATCTTCGCCCGACACTGCAGATATGCTACAGGCAAGCTCTTTAAGCTGTGAAAGTTCCACAATTTTGTTATTTATCATGCGATTGATCCGACTTATCTGGTTCAAATAGTCCTTCGTTGTCATATCAATACCTCCTAAACGGATTTACTGCCGCTTCTACTTTGGCTACGTTATTTCCATTTGTCACTCTAAGCGCAAAGTTTGAAAATACATCCGGCACATCATCCAACTGCTTTTTACCGGACACTGAATATCTCTTGAGAAGAGACATCATTACTCCATATGGCTCATTTTGCTTATATAATGATTGGTCTTTAAATATAACGTGCTGTAATATCCAGTTAGAGCACTGGAAAATCCTTGCTTCCTTGTTTGTCTCCGTCGGTGTGTCAGTAATGTTACATATCCATCCTTTTTTTTCGACACGCTTGTTTACTTCCATTGCGACACGGTCTCCGCCGGCGTTTCTCTCAAATTCACATTCCTGCACTTTGTTGTTTGTCAAAACATTTGCTGCATTTTCATACTGCATCTCATAATCTGCCGTGTTATCGCAAACACAATCTACACAGTAGTAATCCTCTCCGTATTTTTGCAATACCGGCAAAACAAAGTAATCCGTTCCTTTTCCCTTGGTATCGCACTGACCGGTTACAATCTCTGGCTCTCCATGTGGCAAATTAAGATACCGGCGTATTTTATCTTCCGGAAACAGCAATCCCTCTCGCTCAATCGGCTCCTGTTTGTAGAGACAGCGATATGATATGTCGTCCATCAATAATTGCTGGTCTTCAAAAAATTCTTTCGTAAACCCAGAAAATTCATAGTCAAAGTTGCTTTCTCCTGTAACTGGGTCTACATCCGGTACCGCAATAACCTTTACTCTCGGATTTCCCTCGTACATATTTTGGATGCGCCCTATGACGTCGTGTACGCTCCATCTTGTGGCAATATGTATTTCCTTGCAGTTCTTGCCGTCCGTGTCCTGTATCTTTCTCTGGCGGGCATCTACGGCATATTTATCCCACAATTTATCAAGGATAATGGGATTCATTGCTTCTTCGATACCGCCTATCATATCGTCAACCAGTAAGAACTTAGAAGCCCTTACTTTACCTGCATTCTTACTACCAACAGACGTACATTGTACGGATGGAAACGATTTGTACTTCCCGACATTAAACTGCTCCATCTTCGCATTTGTGCTCGTCACGGAAAGATCCGGAAAAATTTCATTCCATGTATATTCTTCCGTATTTGTAACGATATCGTACACACCGTCATAGTACATTCTGGTGATATCTCCACTGTGTGAATAAAAAAGGCTGAAATCTCTAGGGAACCATCCGGCAACAAGCGCATGAAACATTTTTTCAACCGTTGTTTTACCCGCACCTGGGACAAGTGATACGCACAGGATGTCATATCTATCATCAATCATGCCTTGTAAAGCCTGTGTAAGCCCTATTTTGAGAAATTGCTTTCTTCTTGGCATGTAAAACCGTTCTTTAGGCTCTCTTTTCTTTTCCAAATACTGGAAAGAACTATCCACAACTTTGTTTTGCGCTTCCAAAAGCAAAATCCCGTAATATTTGTCCAGAATTTCATAAGATACCTTGTTTTGGAATGAATATTTCTCTAAATCCCATGGTGTGCCACCTGTAGATTGAAAGATAAACTGCTCCGTCAGTTCTTTCGCTCTGGCAGAAACCTTTAATCCATACTCAACATCCTTTTCCGTCAGAATGGCTACCCTTGCCGCTTCTGCCATGGCATCAATAACCTGTTCATCAACGCCATGCACCTGTATGTAATTTTCATATCCATTTACTGTGGAAATTAGGCTTGAACTTGCCAAAAGAAAAGCACCTCCGCAAAAAAGCAGAAGTGCCTTAAGACCTCTGCCAATAATTTTTGTTGGTTAGCGACTAACTCCATTTGTTAGCCGGTAATTGTTTTTATTCGTTTGCTTTGAAATTGTAAATCGGTTTTATAATGTCAACTATTTCAACAGTGTCTTTTATATTTCCAATTATTTCATCCATTGTTTTATATGCCATAGGGCTTTCATCAATCGTAGATGTATTTACAGATGTTGTAAATATTCCATCCATTGCTTTTTGATACTCTTCTAGCAAAATGCTTTCTTTTGCCTTTGATCTGCTCATTGTTCGCCCTGCTCCATGCGGTGCTGAATAATTCCAATCTTCATTTCCCTTGCCAGTTCCCAAAATGCAGCCGTCACGCATGTTTATTGGTATTAGTACTTTTTCCCCCATTTTTGCAGAAATAGCACCTTTACGAACAATATTTGTATCGTATTCAATGTAGTTGTGAATTGTTTGAAATCGTTCCGTTTCTTTTGTAACTTCCCAACACATATAGTAACAAATAATGCTCTGAATGGTTCTTCTGTTAATTTTCGCAAACTCTTGACATAATTTCATATCGTGCAAATACATTTCTCTATGTTTTCCAACAAGATATGATAACTCTCTAGGGATTTTGGTTGTATTTGTTTTGTAGGACTGCTTTAATTCTTTGATAGCCTTGCTGATTTCTCTTTCTCTTTTACATTTTTTGTATTCAGCAATCAATTTCTCGCTATCTTGTTTAAAGTTTGATTTTCCCGAAATATCGTCAATCGCCATTTGCTGATATATTTCTGCAACTGCTTTCCGACATTCCTACTTCCCGAATGAATAATAAGATATTTATTATTCTTGCTATCGTTATCAACTTCGATAAAATGATTGCCGCCTCCCAACGTGCCGCAACTTCTTTTTATCCAATCTATATTTTTCAACTGTTCCTTGCAATGCAATTTTTCAACAATATCACTTGCGACAGGTGTGTTTTCTTCTTCATAAACTTTTCTACCACTTGGAACATATTCTCTAATGATTTTATCTAATCTCTCAAAATCAATATCAATATTCCCCAAGTTTGTAGTAAGCATCCCACAGCCTATGTCAACTCCAACAATGTTCGGTATTACTTTTTCTCCTAAATCAGCAGTAAACCCTATAACACACCCTGCTCCTGCATGAACATCTGGCATAATTCTTATCTTACAATCCGAAAATGCTGGCTGTTTTACAAGCGTATATATCTGATTTAACGCTTCCTGTTCTATATTTTCTGTAAATATTTTCAAATCAGCCATGATATGTCCCCCTTTCCGCTGATAATAAGCAACTAAACATTTACTAATTCATCTACATACCTTGTCATTTCAATTGTTGTTCCATTTTCATCTCTTGTACTAATATAAACACATTTGTCATCATGGTTTATCTCATTTACAAGTCTAATTTCTGTTTCATCATCTTTAAAATTGTAGCATTTTCGCATTTTTTCAATGCAATTATTCATTTCTGATATTTTCACAATATCGCCCCCACTAAATTCTTGCAACTACGTGTTCTTTTGCAATTTCTTCTTTTTCCGGGTCGTAAATAACCGAACCGTTTTTATCAGTCTTATTCTTATCAAATTCGCAAGAAATTTTTATGTATGGGTATCTCAATGGCGTGCAGTCAGCTTGGAAGTCAATATTATACACTCCCTTTTGCCATTTTCCGTTAGCATAAATCTTTGTGTAACCGCCTTTTCTAGTTTTGATTATAATTTTTGAACGTGTTTTTTTCATTCCAATACACCTTGAACCCTTTCGCCGTGTAATTACCAACTGCCTGTTTCAGTTCTTCCTTGCTTTTATATTCCTCTCGAAGCATGATTGCTACCTTGTTCTTCTCAACGGCGTATATACCGCTGGCAACCGCTTTGCTCGCCGTATCAAGAACTTCTTTGTACTGTTTGCTGTTCATCTCGTATGTGCTGTTATTGATATTTACAATCATTTTTCATAAACCTTTCAAAATCTTTGCACTCATAGTCAAGTGATGTGTCATTCCCTTTTTGGCATTTATAAAACGGATATTCTTCCCCTGTCTCTTCGTCAAAAATAAAATCCTCATCACAATATTTGCAAATTGAACAATCCTTAATCATTTTTCGCCAACTTTCTGCCGCACATCGGGCAAAATGCAATATCAAAGTATCCTCTCGCCATACCGTAGTTTGAATAAATAACAATTCCGGGAACTTTGTCCCCTTTATTCATCATAATTTGCGCATTTGTCAAATTCGTTTCATTTGCACACTTCTGAATGGTAATATTAGCGCCGAATATTCTGTTATTATCGTAATCCTTGCAAAATTCACACATTTCAATCACTTCCTAATAAACCTAGGTTCACAATCTTCCAAAGTTGTTACTTCTATCATTTCCGGTTCATGTCTGCAAATCCTTCCGTTTGAATCAATATATGGTTCCAGTTCTATCTTCGTACGGAACCCATATGGCGTTTTACAATAAGGGCACGCTTTCTTGTCACTTTCAATTGGTGCGCCACAATTTACACAGTTTAAAATCATGCTCATACCTCCAATTAAAGAACCTTACTAAGCGGATATACAAAATTGATGTGGCATGGATTTGCACCATGCATGATTAGTGCACTTCTCGTCATCTAGGTTGCCGGCTTCAACGAATTATCTTACGGCAATTACGTTTACCTATTCCGTCACACATCAACACCCAAGGCATACCTAGGATTTTCGCTCGGGCAAACGCCGTACACAGGATTTGAACCTGCAAGCCTTTTACAGCCAACGGTTTTCAAGACCGCCCCCTCACCACCCGGACATACGGCATAGCGCAGTGTGTAGGACTCGAACCTACAAGGCGAATAAACGCCCGACCGGATAGCAACCGGCTCCAATTCCATTATGGGAACACTGCCGAATTTTCTTGTATCGTCAAGAACATTGGGAAAGAAACGGCGGATACCTTATTCGCTAGAGTTATGTCCGCAGGTGGATTTGAACCACCATTCTGCTACCTTGCTTACTCCGATTGTTTAAATGGATTGTAATGGGCTCGAACCATCTTACAGTTTTTCACAACTGCTGCTTACCATCAGCGACAATCCTAAACCGCCATACGACGGTTAGCAATCATATTTTTCGTGCCATGCGTTGCACTATCCTGTGCGATATCACAGGAAATAGGCTGGTGAGGATTTGCACCTCACATAACAACGACTTTTCACAACGGGTAACACCCTTAACAGGTTCCTTCATTGCCTTGTTAATTCAATGACTTGTTCCTAACCAAAGCGTGGTTGTTTTATGCTTAAGCGTCTACCTTTTTCCGCCACAGCCTAATTGCATTTTTGACAGCTCAGGCACCGTGGGATAGGCACCCGAACTATCAATAGGAATCCGCCTGTATTGCTCGTCAGCAAATTACGGGACAACCATCATCCAACACCAAGCGGTCTTCCGCCTTGCCGCACTCCGCGGCAAACGCCACCGGACGGTCTCGCACCGTCCTTAACAGAAACTTCCTAGTAGCGAAAGGAGAAATACAAACTTTTCGTATTCCGAGATAAGTTTTAAACCTATCTCTCAATCGGAACGGCAGGAATTGAACCTGCGACCGCTCGGATATAAGCCGAGTGCTCTACCATCTGCGCTACGTTCCGTCACAGCGCGCATAGCGCGCCGTTTATGATAGTATTTTTGATCTTTTTATTTTGCCGACGTCCACTAACACCGAATAATTGCTTGCGCCGAGTTTTTTCTTGCAAAAACCGAATGCCAGTGGACTTAAGCTATACTGGATGCTCCGACTTCTCAGACTGGTGCTCAGCGTCACTGTCAAGATCCAGAACGTCGGTTTCTCCCGTATGTTTTTTTCTGCTTATATGTATTCTTCCGACCGTAGTTAAAATTTCCGGCAGGAAGCGAATACCAAATATCGGGTCATACAAAACCATATCATCATCTCCACATTGTAAATATATTGACAAGAAACAATGCAATAAGTGATCCCCAGACTGCCACAGCGTCCTTTTCGTTGCTGCTATCTCTTCCAAGCAAGAAAAACGTCAAAATCGCAAGGGCATCAAATGTTGTTATGACTGTTTTTAAAATCAACATGATTTACCTCCATTTTCAAAACTGCCCGTACCGAACTCGAACCGATAAATGCTGGGATCAAAACCCAGTGCCTTACCATTTGGCAAACGAGCAATGCAAGCAATCTATTTCTCCGGCATATAGTAAACAAGGCTATCAAATACTGTTACTGCCATCCTTGGATCATCCATCTCGACACATCTAATCGGTGCATTTTGAGATGTTGCAACCAATGCAGAAACTTGTTTCTCGTCCATATTTGTGCAAACTACCTGTACAGGCGCATATGCTTTATGCATGTCCATAAATACTTCTGCTGCTCGTTCTGGTGTAGCATATTTCCCAATGACAAAAGTTCTTCCATCAAAAGTAGCGCTTATGCATTCATAGCTTGTTCTAAATTCGGTCCGGTCAAAATCATATGAATCATCTTTTTTCTGCGACACAACCCTCATTCATCTTCCTCCGATCCGTCCCAATCCGGACAAGAAAACTCTTTTTCTACATAATCTCCGAAATATTCGCTCTCATTGTTTGTGCAAAAGTAATCTCCATTCTGCTCTTCACAATAATCGCAATTAAAACACATTTCTAACATTTTATTTGCTGCCTTTTGGAATCTTTTTGAATTTTATTATCAAGTGTAATTTTTGAAATTTATCTGATGTGAATTTGATTTGATTGCCTTTGATGTGATTATCGATAAAGTATTATCGCACTATACCATGTGCTATATCCGATCCTGTATACCCCGTACTTTATGTCTACAACTTCCGAATGTGCTTCTGTCAATGACTCTATTCTCCTGTTAACCATATTCCGGAAATCAATTCCAGAATCCGATTCTATTGGTGCAATAATTTTAAGTGGTCTCATATAGTCCCTCCATGATAGACAGGCCTTTTTGTTTTTGTGGATATTTGAGAAACTTAGTAGGCGGCTCTTTCTGGGCTTTTGCAACCCCCTCCCCCTCCTGCTGGCTGCTTCTTCCGGCGTTTGCCTTGCTTTAAATTATTCTAATTGTTCGTGCAATTCTCTGTTTGCGTTCTAACTATTCGTTAAACCTAAGTTTCTTAAACTGTTTAAACGAAAGCATGCGGCGTAAGGCGCTTAAATACTGGGGTTTGAATTGTTTGAATTGTCTATCACGATTTCACCATTATCCGGGCTTGAATTGTCAAAGTTGTCCGGCAATCTCGCACAATTCCCATTCCCCAGTTTGGGGAGTTCCGAAGCTGTCAACGCTCTTGCTCTGGATCCCTGATCTCTTACGCCCGGCATATTAAAGCCGCAGTACTTGTTGAGTGACGGCATGTAGCACATTGGGTTATTTTTCCCAGAGGTCTGTAACCCAACAAGGCTTTCCTCTCTCATTTCGTCAATCTTTTTGCAAATGTCGGAATGTTCAGAGCCTAGTGCCTTATGGCTCCAATCGTTTAGTGTGTCCCTGTGTATGCCCGTGAAAAAAGTGAATCCAACAATATTTATTACCTTTTCGTAGTCATTGCACAGATTGACATATAAATCTAATATATCATTTACTTTTTTACTGTCATAATAATTTAAAGCATTATCCTGCATAAGATATACAGGATTGATCTTAAAAACATTGTCGTATACATACTGACAGCAGTTATACCATCTATTCTGCGATACCTTGCACATATCCGTTATATTTCTGTCATCCATCCAGAGGTGGATATATTTGTCGATGTCATCTTTGTATATCTCGTCTATATCTACTCTTTCTGCTCTCTGTGCATCTGACATATATACCTCCTTTCTGGATCATAAAAATAAACCGATACAATCGAGATCATCAAGATCTTAACTGTACCGGTTGCATGACTTCCGTTTTCATCCTCCGGGTCCTGTGCGCTCTCTGTTGCCCGGATGCTTTTTGATTTACGATAACAATATCATTTGTGGATGCCCTTTGTCAAGTATCAATTTAAACTACTTGGTATATCGCATATATAGATTATATCCGCGCGTGTTAAAGTATATAGTTTATGATTTTTGTACTGTTGATATATATTATATAATATTTACTCCTTGATAAAAAAATACAATGTATTGGAGAGAATATACTAATCTTATCTACGTTTCCATTCTGTATACAAAATTTACCGCTTTAAAGTGTGAGTGTTTGAATACATCAAAAAAGAGAGGTAAAAACCTCTCTTTCTCTAGCTTTTATAAGCAGTATGCGATATAGTAAACTTTCCCAGCATCTTTTACTATTCCCCAATCAGGGAGAATCTTCTTTCCTTCTATCATCTGCTTATATTCTTCCCGCTCTTCCTCATCAACTCCCCATTCGTCCATGTATTGCGTGAAATTCTCTTCGAAGTCTGTGAAAATCGTTGATCCGTTTTTCAAGTGCTTTTCTGCTTCTGTTTTTGTGCATCCGTTTTTCATTAAAATCTCGACATCTGTCATAATTCATTCTCCTTTTTTTGATCTTGTTTGTTGTTACTGGGCGGCTTTTGCGCCGCCCTTTGTTGCTTGGTGCTTAATTGTCCTCTATGCCCTTTTGGGTATCGTCTATGAGTCGGTCAACCATTTTTTCAGCTTTCTCATAATCCTTAGCCTTCAATACTTCCTTAAGGTCTTTCAGATCCTGTAAAAGTCTTCTTAAGTAACTTTTAAATACGCTCATATCTTCGCTCATTTTTCTCCTTTCCGGCTTTCGCCTATTGCCTTTCGACAATATTATAATACACCTTTGTGTATTGTTTGTCAATACATAAAATACATTTTTGTGTATTTATTTTATATACTCTAAAATATCACACGGTTGACAATTCAGCCGATCGCATAAATACATGATCGTATCAACACTGACATTTTGATTTTTTACAAGACGATTAACCAGTGTTGGGGATAAATTAAACTTCTCCTTATCTTTCAAGTCTGTTTTTTTAATCCCTCTTCTTTCCAGTGTCTCCCATAATCTTCTATATGAAATAGACCCGCTATAAACGTTCTTTCTTTTTTCTACTGTCTCCGTCATATGGTGTACTCCTTTCTTTTCTATTATAAATGAATAATACATCATTGTGTATTCATTGTCAATCTTTATTGTTTTGTACATCTTTGTGTATTTTGCATATTATGTTAGTACATCTTTGTGTATTTTGCATATTGATTAAAAGTACATCTTTGTGTATTATAATCTCAACAGGAAAACAAAGAACACAAAAACAGGAGGGAACGATCATGAAAGTTAAAATTAAATTAGTCGAAACGGCGGAAGCTGCCGCCGTCTGCAGGAACTGCCCCACCTGCACCGATGAGACAGGGCACACAATGAAAGGATGGTTGAGCATATGAACAAATTAGAAGAAGCCCAAAAAGCATTTTTGAAAGTTAGGGATTATTTTTTAGAAACTCAAGAAGATTTCGCGCTGGCGAAGGCGTATAGCAAGCCCTGGAAGTGGTACAGAGAACACACAACAGACGAAGCTATTGAGATTTTGAGAAAAGAAGCAAACGCATAGAAAGGAAGGTTGATATTATGGAATTTATGGAAAAATTACAGAAACAGAAAGACGATGCGAAAGCCGCTTATATTAAAGCCCGGGACGAATGGGCGGACACCAGAACCGCCGAAAATATCAAAGGTGATCCCGAAAAGTGGCGCGCCCTTTGTGATCGGAAAATGGATTGCATGAAATTGGGTGTTATCATTTAAGCAAGTGCAGGCGGTGCAATGTTCCGGGGGCAATTCCCCCGGCTTGCTTTTATCCGTATACCGTGGAGTACAGCGCGCAAATATGCGTGCAAAGAGATAAAATGCGCGCAAATATGCATATCGTCATTATCTCACTATGGTATTGTCTGGCGAGCTGTGCCTTTTTTTGTTTATACTTGTTGACAAAAAGCATATGCATTGCGCGTTGACATTTTGGATGTCTTGTGCATATAATGGCTTGTGGGCATGTGCGCGCCTATAATTGCAATGTCACGTAGACATTTGCTTTATTTGTTGTACTCATTTTGTGCATTTGTGCGGAGGTTTCCGCGTCTGCATTATTTCAGCGCTTCCAAAGGGACGACGGCACATAGCAAGATCGAGTGCGTCCAGAACACGGTTGAGTGCAATCTAAGCCTACGCTTGCAAAAAAGTTTCAAAAAAATTTTTCAAAAATCTTGACAGAATTCTCAAAATCTCGAAAACGCTTTTTTGTGCCGAAATCTGACCCTAGGGGGGTATCAAATTTTTTCCGAATATCTGGGCGAAAATTTCAAAAAATTTTTAAAAATCCAAAATTAAAAATCCTTGTCCAATTCTTAAGGTAGGGGGGATTGAAAATTTTTCCGAAAGTTTTCCGAAGTAAAAAGCAAAGCTTTTGCGGTATAATCGCTTTTGTTTAATTCATCTATCAATTTCTCTCTTGTCATCCCAGGGTTTGTCTTCTGAACGTAATGAAGTAAATCGTCTATTTTGTCCACTATGCCGCCCTCCAATCAATGTTTGCCATCAAATCATCCAGCAAATAAATCAAATCTGCCCCATACAGGCTTATCCAGTCCGCGAGATACTCTTCCTGCTCAATCGGCATATGAATGTTATAGGAAAAACAAAAACAATGGCAAAGCTCATGAGCCAGTATTTTGCGTAAATAGACGTTTTTAGGTTTATCTGAAACATATATAGCCCTGTCGTTCCAATCTGCCACAGCAAGGCTGGTAGAGCCATCAGAGCGCATCAGCTTGCCGCTTACACTGTGAACAAATTCTATTTTCCATTCAATACCATTTATCAAAAACATATTTTACCTCCAAAAAAGAAACCACCAGCCAAATATCAGCTAGTGGTTTCTAAATTCATGCTTATTTTACCTTTTATTCTTCAATAAGTAGGTAATTGATGTATCTTGTCGCCGTATCGTTGAGGTCTCTATTGAAATCAAGCAGATCAAGAGCGTATTCCGGTGGATATCCATAACTGGCGTAATATGCCTTTTCGATTGCGCGTAAGTTATGCAGATCCGATAATTCCACGAGAATCTTGTGATATAAAAATTTTCGAGTCCAACCAAACCGTTCCAGGATTATACTTAACTTCCAGTTGTTCTTTGAAAACCATGTTTCCGTTTCATGTTTCCATCGAATCTCCCAGTGCTCAAACGGGTCTTTCTCCGTAATTGCAGGCTGCGGTTTTTTCAGCGCTTGTTCCATGTCGTGAAATCGTTTCACATATCTAGCAGTAAAGACAATTCCCTTTTCCCCGTTAAATTTGTTTGCGAGGAACTCACAGCCCATGCGGGTTACTTTGTAGCATGGCATCTCCTTATTTTGTTCAGATAAGTATGTAGACGGTATAAAATAGTCGGTGACAACAATTTTGTTGTCTCCTAAAATTTGTATAATTCCTTTGATTTTTTTCGTTCCGTCCAGCTTTCTTAAAATCTGCCAGTGCGGCATTTCCATCATGTCCGCAATGTCGATAGTTGTCAGTGTCAGTTCTTCTTTGTTTTCTGAAATCTGAATATCGTTCATCAGCAAATCCCCCATTTCTGCTTAAATGAAATAATTGTTTTCAAAATAAACTGCAAAAATTTTTCGTCCTGTATGCTCTGGATTTCCGTTATCAGCTGTTCTTTCATCTCGCACCGCCTTTCTTGTCGGATGCAAGGTTACTTGTAAAAATCCACACACATTTTAAAAAGTGTTCGCTGAGTACATTCAGATTTTTGGTAATTTCTTCAATATACATTTCTCTCATAGATTTTTCCTGCCTTTCAATTTTTTCTTGAAAAGAGATACTCTCTATGATAAAATATTTCACAGAGAGTTATCTCGGTTGATAAGAAGTTGTTTTCGTTGGTAGCGTGGCAACTTCTTATTTTTTTTGACCTTTTAGCTTTTCAATCCCCGCTCTTATAAGTTCTAATATGGAATATCCACTTTCTGATGAAAATTTCATAATTTCATCTTTTTCTTGCTTCGATACTCGAACATAAAGTCTTTCATTCATAGGATTGTCAACTTTAGGTCTGCCTGTGCGTGGAGACATTCTCAGCACCTTCTTTCTGTGCGCACATTTAATATATAATAGTACGCACAAAAAGTCAATACCTTTTTGAAAAATTTCCAAATCCACAAATCACTAGCTGATATTCAGTTGTCAATGTTCAAACAAACAGGGGCATTTCTGCCCCCGCCATTACATTTTGGAAACAAGCGTTGACAGCTTGCTTTTTGTCATTGTGCGCTCTTCCGGCGTCATGTCGGAGATAAGTTCCGCCATATCCTCCGAAAGCTCTTTCATGTATTTTTCAAGGTCATGCATCTTTGCGTCCTTGTCCTCCGGCGTATTGCCTTTGTGAAGCTCTTTGCTTTCCATGTAGCTTCTGCGGCTCATTCCGCTTTTACCCTCTCTGCGGTCACGCATACCGCCATCTGCCGCAATTGTAGGCTCTGTGTAATACATTTTGCCAGAGTGACGATCCATATCACGGTCGTGTTCCATTTCCCGGTACATTTCCGGTGTCATGTGCCAGTACGGAGGTTCTTCATATCCGCGGCGCGTACCTCTTCCCTTTGGCGCGAATCTGCCGTCTGCATACCGGTAACGGTCATAATACCGTCTGCCGTCTCCGTAACGCTCAAACATATCAAGAACCTGCTCTGGGTCTGATTCGTCCATTGATTTTGTAAGCGTCCGGTAATACATGGCTTCCGCAAGGTCTTTAAGCATGTCCGTGACTTTTCCCATCTCTTCTGTATCTACACATTCGATACCTTTTGCAAACTCACACTCTGCGCTTTCAGACAGTTTTTCGATCATTTCGTGCATTCTCTTAATATCCATAAAACCGCCCTCCTTACGCTTCCCGGACTGCAATTAAATTGCTGTTCTGAACTTCGATTGCCTGCGTAGACGTATTCTGTACCGCTACCGTAACACAACAACCGCGAGGAACGTCCACATATGCCTGCGCCGAAACGTTAAAGAAGTTTTCAACTGCCGCCGGTGTAACAATCATTCGAGTTGACTGCAACGGTTCTCCGTCAATTGCAATAGCCAGTGAAATAGCTTCAACTGTGCCACCGGTAGGAATTTGAATGTTTCCGGAATAAGATACCAAAAATCTTGCCCGGCACTGATTTGTAAGTCCTCTTAATTTAACAATGCCACTTCCCTGTCTATGAACAATGCATTTTGTTGCGCATACCGGAGTTTCTGTAAATGCTACATCTTCGCCCTGTGCAACTGTTTGTAATGCAATTCCTGTAAATTCTGCCATAATATGACCTCCTTATTTTAATTCTGCTATTGTTTTTGTATCGGAGCTCGAAAAAACAAATCCGTGGTCTGGAGAAAATTTTTCCATCAATAGCTCAGAATAATCTTTTTTTGCCATTTTTTCTACTGATCCAGTTATTTCCGCAAGAGTTTTAAGCTCCGAAATGTTAAGCTTTTCAAAATCAATCTTTTTGATTGCTTCGATAAATTTATTTTTAATTTCGTCCATGTATTCTACCTTCCTATTCATGAAATAAAGGGCAAACATATTTCAGTCTGCCCTTTGCGCTTATAAGTAATACTGCTTTTGCAGACATAGTCGAGTTAAACTCAATTAAGATACTCAATTATTCAATTTTGTGTAGCAACTACTTTTAGCAGCTACATCCTGTGTTGCATCCACAACCATACGCATAAGCGTTAGGATTTGGCACAACATATGCCGGGATTGCAGCTGGATTTACAGCGTTGATGATCTGCTGGGTCTGTGCCGACATTGCAGTAGTGAGCAATGCAGACTGGCGATCCTGTGAAGCGGCTCTTCTTAAGTCGTTATTTTCTGCCTGTAAGGAAGAAATCTTTTCCTGGCACAGGTAATCAAGGATTGCCCTTGTTCCTGCCTGCTGACTGTCAATAATGTCTCTCGTGTTGCTGTTCATGGTGTTCTGCAGCGCACAGGTGTTCTGCGCCATATTGTAGTTCACGCCCTGGATAGCTTCTCTGGTCTCACAGCAGCAATTAGCCAGCTGGGACTGCAAAGCATTCTGTGCCTGCATAAGTGTTACATTTGTGGTATTAAATCCCTGCTGCGTCTGATATCCAAGGTTGCAGATTGCATTGTCTACACCATGGAAACCGTTCATAACGGCGGTATTCTGTGCGTAAAATCCATCACAGAGACCATTTGCAATACCATCTAACTTCCCGATGATAGCCTGCGTGTCAAATCCACGCTGAATTGCAGAGTCGGTGTATGCAGATGCTGTCGCTCCCATGCCTCCGTTTCCTCCCCAGCCATTGCCGCCAAAGCCGCCCCAGCCAAAAATCATAGCGAAGATAATGATAGCCCACCAGCCATCGCCGCCCCACATGCCATCATTGTTTCTTCCGTTTCCTGTCACTGCTGCAATATCAGCAAGACTAGGAGATGCGTTTCCATTAAACATTTTGTTTACCTCCATCTGATTTATTTACAAATGGGATAACCGGTTATTGTGCGCGCAACCCAAAATGTACTAATGATTAAACATACTCATAACCTTTTGCTTTGCTTCATCTACTGTAATTCCTCTTTCTTTGCAGAGATTCTCCGCCATTGTCTTAAGTCCGACCGTATCTCCGCTTTGATACATCTGCATGGCATTTTTAGCCATTGGATTGTTTTGCATCTGCGGAGAATTTATCATTTGGTTCAAAATCATTTGCATCAGATTCATTCGGATTCACTCTCCTTTTTAATTTGAGAAGTTTTTTTCTGTGGAACCGGAATTTTACCAATACGTTCCTCTAACTGTTCAATTTTCCCAAACAGTTCGTCAAACTTTCCCATAAATGCCCCTGTGCACTCGTCTGATAGGTCAAATTTCATTTTTTCCGTCTCATGCGATAAATTGTTAGTCATATCATTTAAAACCGGCTTAAAAACGATTGTGCGGATTGTACCATCTGAGTTCCAGCTTTTGGCGTATATTTCCGACATATCCTGCTTTGGGAAAAACGCCACGCTTCCATCCATCGGCACATCGTTTGCAGTAATATTTTCAACAGAAGGCACAATTTTCCCATTTATTCCAATAGGCGTCATTTGTGTCTGCTGAATTTGCTGTGTTTGCGCCGGTTGAAAATAATTTTGCGGCTGTTCAATTCTTTGCTGATTACCATATGGATTATACCCATATGATGCCTGATAAGGAATTTGCTGACTATATCCCGGTGCCGGATAAACTCCGTTCATGTTCATTTTCTTCAACCTCCTCCAAAACATCCTCGATTGCGTGAATGATAGATGACTGCGTTGACAAATCTAATGATTGCAATTCTTTTCTGGCAAAAATTTTCTCAAGAACATCGTCAGAAAACATTATCATCCCTCCCTTTGCTTATATTGTGGCATAAAAAAAGACGGTAAAACCGCCAGAATACCGTCTAAATAACGCCTGTTTCCCGCCGTATCACCGCCAAAATTGCAATAAAAAAAGAACGCCTTAAGCGTTCGTACGTTTGTTCGTGTTACCTTTGGTGTTACCTTTGATTTTTACTTTCAGAAAAGGCACCATTCAGAATCTCCTTTCTTCCAGTAAAATCAAGGCTTCACAAGGTTTTCAATTTTAAAAAAATAGTAGCGGAAGGGAGATTTGAACTC